CGCCGCCGCCTTCCTCGACCCGACGCTCCGCGCCCTCATGCCCGATCCCTCGGCGCTGCAGGACATGGATGCCGCCGCCGATCGCCTGGCCCACGCCGTCCGCCACGGCGAAACGATCGGCATCTTCGGTGATTACGACGTCGACGGCGCCTGCGCCGCCGCCCTCATCACCCAGTTGCTTCGTGATTTCGGCTGCCCCGTCGTCACCCATATCCCCGACCGCATGACCGAAGGCTACGGTCCGAACAGTCCAGCCCTCGACAGCCTGCTGGCCCGCGGCGCCACGCTGGTCGTCTGCGTCGATTGCGGCACCGCCGCAAGCGACGTCCTCGCCACCCTCGCCGGGCGCGCCGACGGTATCGTCCTGGATCACCACAAGGTCGAGGGCGCCGTTCCGCCGATTCTCGCCACCGTCAATCCCAACCGGCTGGACTGTACATCCCGCCAGAACGGCCTGTGTGCCGCGGGCGTCACCTTCCTCACCGCCGTCGCCACAGTCCGCGCCCTGCGCCGTGCCGGCTGGTTCGCGACCCGACCCGAACCCGATCTGCTGGGGTTCCTGGATATCGTGGCCCTGGCGACCGTATGCGACGTCATGCCGCTGACCGGTTTGAACCGCGCCTTGGTCACCCAGGGCCTGAAAATCATGAGCCGCCGCCGCCGCGTCGGCCTTGACGCACTGCTTGAAATCGCCGGGGCGCGCGAGCCGCTATCGGCCTTCACCTGCGGCTTCGCGCTCGGCCCACGCATCAATGCCGGCGGCCGAATTGCAGAATCCAGCCTGGGGCTGGAATTGCTGCTTTGCACCGATCCCGCCGAAGCCCGCCGTCTGGCCGAGCGGCTGGACGCCGTCAATCGCCGACGCCAGACGGTCGAAAGCGCCATCCTGGACCGTGCGATCGACGAAGCCGCAATCCAACGCGCCGCCGGCCGTGCCGTGCTGCTACTCTCCGGCCGCGACTGGCACCCCGGCGTGGTGGGCATCGTCGCAGGACGGATCAAGGAACGCTTCAACCGTCCGGTGCTTGTCGGCGCGGAACTCGAGGACGGCACCGTCAAGGGGTCGGGCCGCTCGGTCGCCGGCATCGATCTTGGAACAGCCATCATCGCCGCGCGCCAAGCCGGCATATTGACGACGGGCGGCGGACACGCGATGGCAGCCGGCTTCTCGCTGCCCAATGACAATATCGAGGCGCTGCACAACTACCTTGATCATCGTCTCGCTCACGCAGCCAAGCTGCCTGATGCAGTCGAGATGCAGATCGAAGGTATGGTGCATGTCGCCGCAGCCACCACCGAACTGGCAACCGATATCGGACGTCTCGCCCCATTCGGAGCCGGCAACGACGAACCGCTTCTGGCCGTCCCCCGTGCGCGCGTGGTGCGCTCGGACCGCATCGGACGCGAGGGCGACACACTGCGCGTGCTTGTTGAAGGCGAAGGTGGCGGTCCTCGCCTGAAGGCCCTGCTATTCCGCACTGGTGAGCATCCGGCAGCTTCCGCGCTGTTGGAAGACCGCAATGCACCCCCATTACACCTCGCCGGCTGGCTACGTGCAGAACACTGGAACGACCGGGTCACTGCCGGCTTTTTTATCCGTGACGTGGCAGTTGCCGAATCATAACCCCAATCTGTACACAAGACACTTGACCCCCCGCTCTACCCACGATAGGAAGCCGCCCAAGCCTTTTGTCCCATTCGTCTAGAGGCCTAGGACACCGCCCTCTCACGGCGGCAACAGGGGTTCGAATCCCCTATGGGACGCCACGGCTAAAAAATACCCTCATAAATCAATATCTTAGTCTGGTGTTTTACAAACACCTGGATTGAGTTTTACACGAGCGATCCGCTCCATCGCCTCCCGAGCGAGGCGAACCTGATCGACAGCGCGGGTGTAGCGCTCCACTTCTGACAGGGTTTTATGGCCAGTGATGGCCGCGATCTGGTGCGGCGTGCATCCCGATTCGGCCAAGCGCCTGGCGGCCGCCTTGCGGAGACCGTGGGGGCTCAGTCCCGCTGGCAGCCCGGCGGCCTCCACCCACTCGACAAAATGGTTGTAGAACCCGTTCGGGCTATAGGGCTTCGACCGTCCCTCGCGCGTCATCAGAAATCGCGGAGCCGCAGGGTCGCATCGCTCGATCTCGCGCAGCAGCATCTCATGAATGGGGATCAGAAGCGCGGCACCCGTCTTGATCTGATGGACCCGCAATAAGCCGTCCTCGACGTCATCCCAGCCCATCTTGACGACATCGCTGCGCCGCTGACCGGTATAGAGCAGGAGCGAGAAGGCCAGCCTCTGCTGCGTTCCGGGCGCCCACCGATGTTCGAACCGCGTTATCTCGGCCTCGGACCAGCTTTTGGCCCCCTCCCCCTTCTCCTTGAGGCGGCGCACGCCGATCGTGGGGTCTTTATCGATCCACCCATCGTCGACAGCAAAGCGGAACAGCATCCGAAAGAGCCGAAGCCGGTGGTTCGCCGCGGCCGGCGTTTCTGCAGCGCGAGCAACGAATCGCCGGACATGCATCGCTTCGAAGTCCCGCACCTTGTGCGTTGCGTAATCCTCGCGGCCCATGCGGGCCAGGATACGGCGATAATTCGACTGCGTGGACTGCCCGAGTTGCCGGAAATGCGCGCTGACTTGCCAAGCCTCGATCAATGCGCCGAGCGTGTCGGTTCCGATCTTGGGTGCAGCGACTGCTGCTTCAGTCGTGGCAAGGGCGGCCTGATATGCGGAGATGAACCCAGGGTCGTTCTCATGCGGCAGCGCGATCGATTTATGGCCCGGGCGCCTCAGATAGAAGTGCAGCCGCCCATACCGGTCTTTCACCCGGTGAATGTAGCGCAAGCGGACAACGATCACAGCAGGGCATCAAGTGGGTTCTGGCGCTTCGCCATCGGCTCTGCAACCACTTCCTTCCCGGCTGCCCGGTCGAGCCATAGGTCCAGATCCTCGCGCAGCCAGACGATCCGGCGGCCGATATGGATCGGTCGGATGTCGGGCGCCACATGCTTGCGGAACGTCTCGCGAGACAGGCTGAGGTAACGCGCAGCCTCGTCAGTGCCGAGGGCACGAGGGGTCACGTCACTCATTTCCCACCTCCGGCGGCAGGCAGGGTCCGACGTAACGCCAGCCCTCTATCAAGGGAGACTCGCGATCGGTCATGGCGCCAGCCCTATGCTTTTCCGGCGCGGCCGCAGGAAATGAAGCAACCGAATAGGCGGGCCCAAGAGCTTCGTGGCCACGCTGGTAGCCTTCTTCTCCACGATGATGTCTCGGCACACGTCCACACACTCGTCGCAGATAAAGACGCTCGGACCGGCTATCAGAATTTTCGCCTCCTTTGCTGACGCGCCGCAAAATGAACAGAAAAGGGCTTCAGGTTTCTTGTCGCTCACGGCGTCCTTCTTCCTTCCAATAGGTCCAGAACCTGATCGGGAAGAGCCATCGACTGGACGATTTCCATCGCCCTGTCGCTGGCGGCCTTTGCGAGCGAGGCTATAACGATGGCGGCATGCTCCAACTCCGGCCCTCCTGCGCGGCCCAGGCTGATGGCGAAGCCGGCGCCGCGCAGCATCAGGGACATGGCGTCTACTCCTTCGCGCTCGTCCACCAGGGCGTGATCTGCGATCGCCCTGCCGACGGCTTCGAGATCGACTTCGACGGTGATTTTCATGGTGTGGCCTCATGTCGTGGATTGGCGACGTGGAGCATGATCCAACGACGGACGGCTGTTTCCCGCGTGGCGCGAAGGGCCATGCTTACACGCGCCCGGTCGAGGTCTTCCTCGACAATTCCTTCCCTGAAGATGCGATCCATCTCGGCAAGTTCATGCATGAACTCAGCACCTGTTGCGCCATCGCGGAACAGATGGTCGGTTTCGGACCAGCCCGCCCCCCATTGCGGTTCCTGCTCGGGGATTTCCCGCCCATGATTTTCCGGAAGAAGATCGCGCATGCTGTAGAAAAAACTGTCTTCCGCAAGCGTTTCCGGCGCAGGCCTCGTCCAATCCTTCACCGGCTTGTCGTAGAGTGCGCCGAGGCATGCAACACATTGCCGCGCGCTGGTGATGTCCGTGGTGAGGGCCAGACAGCTCCATGTGTCATCCATGAAGACGACGCACGGGAAGAAGACGGTCGGTGCGTTGATTTCGTCCAACGCATCTTGGACCCAAAGACATTTCACCGCGCTCCAGTCGATGCTTTCGGGCGGCAATGCCCTGCCATGAATCGCTGTCTTCATGCGTTCCCCGCCACCTTGGGGGCCATGGCCAGATCGTAAAGCCGGGCTTTTGCTGCCGTAACAAAACATTCGATGTGCTTATCGATAATGGTTTCAGGGAGATTGAGATCATGTTCCATGCAGTCACGCATGACCTCGGCCCGAGCTTCCATGCTGGGCATGATTGCATGGAGGGGGCGACCTTCGACGCCCCACACTGCTTCAGCCCAAGCCTTGCCATGGGAGAAGGGCTCGCGCAGGCCGAGGGCCGCGTATGCTTCACGCGGGGTCATGTGATGACCTCCTGATGCCTGTTGCCCGGGCGGACGCGTGTTGCCGGATATCCCAGCACCTCGATCCAGAACCGTCGGCAGGTGTTGCGCTGCTTGCCCAGCCGGTCACCGATCTGCTTCCAGGTGTGGCCGGCACGGCGCATGCGGACCAGGATTCCGATTTCGCGCTGCGGCCATTCCTTGCGTGGACGTCCCATTACATGCGCACTCCTTCGATCTGCCGCCAGGCCTGCCGGTCCTGCCGGATCGTCAGGCGATGCATGATCGCTCCCCCTTCGAACTGCAGGGCGAACAAACGCCGGATCTGCGTCGGATAGCCCAGGTCAGCCCACAGTTCGCACAGGTCAGTCAGTTCCATCCTGAACCGGCTGAGAAAGGCATTGTCGGGTTCGGACGCCATCTCTTCCGCGATACGGACACCCATTCCGCGCGGGGTCAGGCCGGATTTCCATCCGGCTGCCAGTTTCGCGCTCATGCGGCATCTCCCTGGTCGTCCTGCATGCCGACGACATCGCGGACCAACGCGCGGACGACCTGATCCGGAAATTCTGGAAGTTTGACGAAGCGGCCATCTTTGACATTGCCGAAGGTCAGCATCCTGACGCGCGCAAGGTGCGCTTCCGTCGATGTGGCGCGGATCTGGCAAGCCTGGTTAACCAGTCCCCAATATTCATCCACCAACTCGTTCGGAATGTCTTTATCGAGCGGGGATGCGTCCATGGTATAGAAGGCCATGCCTGCCTGATTGACGAGCCTTTGCAGGCGATAATTGTCATCTGCACGCTTCAGTTCTTCCTGATCCGGGAACAGGCGCTGGCGAGTTTTCTCGCCGTCATCCATGGCGATCAGGTCGCGCAGCAGGGCGTTGCGCATCATCTGGTCGATATTCGCCCCCTCGCCGGTAGCCATGTCGTTGCCGTTCGCCAGGATCACTCTGGCTTTGGCGGCAATCCCAGCCGTCGTGATGGCACGCATGCTGCAGACGCGTTTCATCAGTTCATCGCGCTCGCCGGAAAGCTGATCCCAGAGGGCATCTTTCTCTTCTTCGGCGGGATGTTCGTTGTAGATCCGGCAATGCTCGTTCTCGATGGCCTCAAGGCGCTTGCACGCCACGATCAGATCATGGTCGGGAGAACGCGGTCCCCAGCCGACGCTGACACGGCGCAGAGCGTCACAAGGGACATTGCGCATGTCGTCGCGCGTCAGCCACCATGTCTTGCCTGCCAGATGCGCGGCTTGGGATGGGATAGTGAGGGAGGGCCCTTTCCCCACGATGAGGCTCTTGACCTCTTTCAAAATATCTTCCTCGGAAATGCTATCGAGCAGAGCATTCGGAGCCCGCTTCCCGTCCTTACGGAAAATCTCCAGCTTGCCACGCGGCGTCAGGCGGAACGCGATGCCTTCTTCCAAGGCCCGCATCACGACATAGCGTGCGTAAAAGTTTTCCGACCTGATGTTCTCATCAATCGGCAGAGAGATGGCATCGGCCCCGATCGTATCTGGATCGATCCCGAAGATTTCAGATGCGGGGCGAATGATCCGCCAGAGCCTTTCCATCATCCTGAAGGACTCCGGCAGGTCAAACCCGCCCGGCTCGACTGATGATGTCATGCGAGAGACGACGGCGATCAGTTCGGACAGCACATCCGCCGCTGTCGCGACCGGCAGAGGACTGTCCTCATATTCGGCCCAGAGAGCACACATCCGCTCACTGACGGCCTCCCTTCGGACCTCGACCTCGGCGGTTGTGCGCTCGTCGTCCTCGGCGTCGCGGAACGTCGCGTAGTATTCGGCCATCTCCCGACCGACGACGCTGGATGTTCGGACGGCCGGCGCGATCGCCGCGTCGATCTGATCTTCGATAATGACGGGCGCAGCCGTCTTCTGGGCGCATTTCGGGCGCGATGTGACCTTGACCATTTTGATGGTTCCTGGCTTGGCCTTGCGGCCAGTGAATTTCAGTGGATGGCGGAACGCGTGCCGGCCGGCAGGCCGTTACCGTCGCCGGGATCGAAGAGCGTTCGCCCTGTTGCCCGCGTCATCTTTCTGAGTTCGGTTTCCATGGTCGGCGGCATGGGCTGCTCACCCTGGTCGCGCAGCCAGGCGTTGCTCAGCCACACGGACCGATCCTCCGGATCACGCATGGCGCCGATCAGCAGGCCGACCGCTTCCGCCAGCGCATCACGGTATTCACCGAACCCGCGAGAAATGAGAGGCATGCCGAGCGGCGCCGAATTGAAAAATTCCCGCGCCAGCCGGTTGTCGGCAATGGCGACTGGACGCCCTGTTGCCGGGCAGATGACACGCATGATCAAATGCGGCTCTTTCCAGATGGAATCCGGTATGACCTGCGCGCCATTATTGAGATTGAACCCTCCGGCAACAAGCAGGGCTTCATGGTCATGCCACGGATACTGACTATCGTCGCGCGGCGCCTTGTAGAACCGCACGGGGTGGCTATTGACCATCGCGACATGAAGAAGGGTGGCGCGATCCATCACAGCAGCCCTCCCCGCGGCACCAGATCGGCATCGGCCGCCAGCGCGACGGCGGCGTAGGGCGAGGTCGCGCCGGCGAGGTGGGTCTTGATCAGCGGGATGATCGACGGCTTCCACAGAAGCTCCTGCGAGAAGCCGGACGCATGCTTGCGCGGGGAATCGACCACGCGCGAATGCGGCTTGCCCAGGTCGGTCGCCTGGTAAGGGCAACGGCAACCCTTTCCGCCCTTGATCTGGTAGCCCATCTCGATCAGGGCCGGGTTGATGCGGCGGTTGCTGATGCCGCCGATCGCCGCAGCAATGGCGGTGACGTTCATCACCGGTTCCTGATCCGGCGCGTCCATGCGCACCGGCCCGGCTTCCTCGAACAGGTTGATGCCCGTCTTCACCGTCGCGCGGTCGTTCGCCGAGATCAGCGCCGCGTTCCGGTCCAGCCCGCGCATCTCGTTGACGCGGGTGTAAAGCTCGATCAGCCCGAGCGTCTGGCGGCGCGGACCGATCAGCGCCGGCGCGCGGGGAGCCTTGGGCTTGGGGGCGGAGGCCGCACCACTCTCCAGTTCCATCCAGCGGCGCACCACCTTCAGGCGACGGACCGCGTCATATCCGAGGATGAGATTGTAGGTCAGATCCTGCGTCAGGTGGATCGCTGACACATACCCGCGTATGTCGCGGTCAATTCTGTAACCATTTGATTTTGCTTGATGGCTCAAATCTGAGCCATCTTTTTCTATGTCTGCGATCATCGTCTCGATGTCGCGGATCACGTTCTTATGCGCCTTGCCCGTCAACTCGGCGATCTCGCGCGACGACATGGTGCGGGGCGCATCGGTCGGAAGGATCGCGTTCATGCGGCGCTTCCTTCACCACGAGTCGAAGCGTAGATCGGATCGTCGGCACCGAGATGCTGGCGCCCCAAGGCGATGATATTGGCGAAGCGTTCCTCCGGGCTCATGCCTGCCTGAAGCACCTTCGCAGCGCCAATTCCGGCCCGATAGAATTCATTCTCGAAGGCATCGTCGGCCGGTAGAAAGCCGCACTGCTTGAATGCGCCGATCGTGCCCTGGGCAACGAAATGCGGGGCGATCAGCACTTCCCCCGCATCGGTGCGGACCATCCGAACACTGTCCTGGAACGATCCAGAGCGTGTCATTTGGAGGAACACGTCCTGCGCGTCGGCCGGCAGTCCGGCAGCACTCGCCAGGTCGGCGCAGGAGTGCCACGGCAAGGCGACCACGCCGTTGGGGGCAGCGAAGAACCGGATGGCGTGTCCGCGCAACTGACCGGTATAGATGGGATTGTGCAGTTCGTTCATCGCACCGCCCCCAGCACATAGAGGGTGGCGACGAACACCGATGCGCCGATCAGCAGCATCGAGCGAAGAGTGGGCGTGACGCAAACCAGGTCGTTTGCCCCCGCGACCGGCGGCATGATATAGAGGTGGTCACCCATTGGCGGGCTCTCCAGCTTGCGGATTGGTGATACGGGCAGCGGCGAGGGTGAGCTTGCCGGCGTTCCTCGCTGCTGTTTCCTGTTCGCGGGCCTCTTCAAGGAGGTCCGTAATGTGCGCGTTCAGACTGCGCACACGTCCTGCGGCTCGACATTCGAGCCATTCACGCAGGTCCGGAGGGATGCGGAGATAGACCCGCGACGCCTCCGGCATTCGATATCGATCTGACATCTTGGCCCCATGGCATTGTAAACTGGTCAGCCATGCCAGCGGAGGCCCGCGTCCTGAGACGAAAAACCCCACCAGTGGTGGCTGATGAGGTGAGATAATACCGTTTTGGTTTTGTGGTCAATGCCTATTTGGTGTTTTTTGATCCCACTAGATCGGCAATGCGATAATAAAGAGTTTCCATTTTCCAGCCATAAAGAAGCTCTTCCCACTCAAAAATCTTATATATAGAATTTACATCCTCTTCTTTTATAAAAAACTCCTTTTGACCAGACCTTGAATCAAGATAATATAACCTGAATTTTTTCCCATTTTTTCCGAGAATTTTTGTTAAAATGTAGCTTCCTTCTTCCAGCTTTATTGCATAATGTCCTGTTTCGTTTTCATTTATAAATTCCTCATTGCTTCTATTCTTTAAATCATTATTAATGGATAAATATGCGATCTCAGAGCGCTTCCAACGAGGATGAAGAGAATCATTTGGGATACGGAATGCTACAACATTTTTCTTAATATTTGTCTCAGAATTATTGTATATTTTCATGAGTCCTGGTGGGCAATTTACGGAAACTGCTACGTCGTTGATTATATCAAACTCCATAGATGATGCTGACTGTATAGCCTTTCTTACCTCTATGTTGATAGATTTTCCCGCAATGTCATTGAATGATTGAATTTGATTTTCATCTGGGTCCGAGACTTGGATAAGAGAGCCAATGTAGACATCCAAAGCAGTAGAAATTTTTTCAAGCCATTCCACCGACAAGCGCCGTTCGCCTTTTTCTAGCCGGTCGATTTGTGGCTGAGATGTCCCAATGATCTCAGCAAGCCGTGCTTGGGACAGGCCCCGAGCCATTCGAATGGCTCGAATGTTGTTGGTTTTTATCATGCAATATCATACCACATCGGTATTCTCGGTCTAACACCAATTTGGTATTGATTTAATCATACCAAAATGGCATATCCACGATATGAAGCTGGCTCACTTTCTTGCGGTTCACTCGATCACGGAGCGGCAGTTTGGCTGTCTGATTGATGTGTCACAGGCCTCCGTCAACAGATATCGCAGTGGGCATCGCGTTCCTCGAAGTTCCATTATGCATCGCATCGCAGAGGCAACGCATGGCCTCGTCACCCCCAACGACTTCTTCCCGCCGGTCGAAGCCCCGGCCCCCACCACCTCGGAGGCAGCGGGATGAGCGAGCCGTGGTTCAATCCGCCCCTCTGTGTCGAAGCATCGCGTATCTGGGTCGAGCCGTACGAGAATGGCTCCATCCTCATGGCGTCCTTCAACCGCCCGGCGCACCTGACGGGCGACTTCCGGACGTCTTTGGACTTTGGCCTGGTGTCGCATGAGGTCACCTTCAGCTTTGCCGGGATCATAGGTGACGAAGTGCTGTTTCGAGCCACGGCAATAGATCCGAAGCCGAGGACAGACCCCGCTTCACAAGCTCACCTGTTAGGGCTGTCAGCGCGTTGGAAGGAAGGGAGCGGATTGCATGTTTGATCTTCCCCTTGTCTTCGTCGGGTGCGTCGGACTGATCGACTTTGTCGGCAATCAGGGCCTTGATGGTGTCGCCGTCGAGTTCGACGGTGATCGTGCGCAGCCGCTTGCTGAGGCCACCGTCGTTCTTGAGGAAGTCGATTCCTCGGGTGGTAATTTGTACTCCTCCAAAATAACGGAAGCTGCCCTGCGGTGTGGGTTCTATATTGGCTGTGCAAAGTTTGTTCTGCGCCAGATAGTAAATATTCTGGAGCGCAATGTTGCTATCAATGTCTGGCGCTATATCTTTAAGATATCTATGCGGACCAAAGGGATTCTTGTTCAGAAATTCAAGAATCGGTCTCCAGATCGCTTCATCAATATGATTTCCTTCGACCATCAGGGTTCCTCCATGTCGTGTTGTGGTGACCGCATGGTGGCACGGGGAGGCGGCGGAGTCATTGGACGCTGCCGCCTCCGTCCGGTTGGGGCATCGGAGGCGGGGCTATGACCCCGCTGGAACTGCTCCAGCGGAGCGCGATGCAGTTTAATGGTGCCGTGATCACTCCAGATCAGGCGCCTTATGTGCGTTTTGTAGAGTCACAAACGCTTCGACGATTGAGCCGACGGCTTGAAGCGCAGCTCCAGACGGTCCGCGCCGAGTGTAATCGGGCAATCCAGTCTCTGGAACCAGCACTGTCAAAGTTCCTGAGAACGGAAGACGTCCGTTCGATCCTTGAATCCGTATCGTCAGTTCTACGTTCGGAGCTTCAATCCCTTCGCCTTCACGACGTAGCGACAGAAGTTTTAGTGTCATGGCTGGCAGAGACATCCGGTTCATCCTCTGGTGGTTCAGATGGTGAAAGCGCGGGGGAGTCGGAAGCTCCCCCGTGCACCCCGAGTGTCACCGAGAATGACCGGCCTGGACAATGACGCAGGCCATCCCCTTACCCCAGATCCGCTTCCGTGACCGCGCCGGCCCGGCGCAGCGACGCGTTCAGGGCGTCGATCTGCCGCGCCATGGTCGGCGGCATGGGAACGGCCGGCATGACGCAGAGGGTCGGCGCCAGGATTGCCCTGGTCAGCGCCGTGCTCAGCCTGGCGGCCGGGATGTATTCGTACACGCCGACGCGGGCCCGCATGTGCGCGAGCCCGATCAGCGTGGCGTCGATGCGGTCAAGGACGGACTGCCCCACCGCATCGCCGTTCGATTTTCCAGTTTTCTCCACGTCACCTCGCACTGCTCTGGTGCCTCCTACGGTCTCGACAACCCGGAGTCTCATTCAGGAGCAGTCCAGTGGCATGGAGTTTTTCGTCCAAAGGCGCGGAGCGATCTGTCCGCGAAAGCAAGATGACAGCCGACCCCGTCGTCGAGGAATTCGCAGATCTCGTGACGCAGGCCGTTGATGGCCGGAAGCGGGACCGCGGCCTGAAGGCTGCGATCCACGAGGTCGCGCGCTTCTTTGACATGACGGAGCGTCGTGTCCGCGCCTGTCTCTATCGCGAAATCCGCAGCGTCACGGCAGCCGAATGGCTGAGCGTGCGCGCGCGTTTCGCGGCCCACCTGGAAGCTGAGGCGCGCCGTCTGGACGCCGAGGCCGATCTGATGCGTGTCCGCCTGGATGCGCTCCGAAATGAGGCTGCATGATCTGGAAATGGCTCTGTTTGCGGATGCAAGAATGGTGGCAGGACGTCGAGCGTTCGGCCATCGAGAAGGCTGAACACGCCCGAGAACGTGCCCGCGTCTGGCGCCGGAGGGCGCGGCGATGACGGCGCTGACGATCACCATCCCCGGTGCGGCTGTCGGCAAAGGCCGACCGCGTTTCGGGAACGGCCGAACCTACACGGACAGCAAGACACTGAACGCCGAGGCATTCGTGCGCGCGTGCGCCATGGACGCGATGCCGTCCGTTCCGCTGGATATCCCCGTGTCGCTCGACATCGAGATCACCAAGGCCGTTCCGGCGTCGTGGTCCAACGTGCGTCGCCGGAAAGCGCTCGAGGGTGCATTGCCGGCCACGGGCAAGCCGGATCTGGACAATGTGGTGAAACTGCTGGGCGATGCCCTCAACGGAATTATCTGGCGTGATGACAGCCTGATCGCGTCGGTGTCGGCCGTGAGGCGGTATGGCCCGTGCGATCAGACGGTCGTGCGGGTGCGGGTGATTGGCGAGGCGCCGGCATGAGGCCCGAAAAAAAATCACGTCCGGTCATTTTTTCTCGTCGCACTCTGGACGAGCCCACCCGACGGTCTGGCCACCAAGACACGCATAAAGGTGGCCGATGACAGACCTTCCAGACCCTATGACACCAGCGGATTCCGACCTGCGCGGTCAGCAGCGCGAAAACACGGGCGTCCTGTTCCTGAACCGTCAGAGAGCATCGGACCGGGCTCCCGATTATGTCGGCACGGTTCGTATCGGCGGCCGCGACATGGAAATCTGCGCCTGGGTGAAGGACGGCCGATCGGGGGAATTCCTCAGCCTGAAGTTACAGGACCCACGGCGGCCCACAGAGCGGTCGGGTTCGAAGCCGCAATATGTGCGCCGGCCGACGCCTGAGCAGGTGGCACGTGCCGAGGCCCAGCGCGCGAGGATGATGCGATGAACCGTCTCGATTCCGTCGACGCGTTCCGGATCGTCGGCCAGGCGATCGCGAAATACGGCAATCAGCGTAGTTTTGCGCGGGCGCACGGCATTCGCGAGCAAGACGTGTCCGACATGATGCGTGGCCGACGCCAGCTTTCTCCTACCGTGCTGAAGGCGGCCGGGCTGCGCCGCGTCACCTATTTCGAGCGGATCGAAGAGGGGGACGCGTGAGGGCAACGGCGGCATCCCGCATTCCCGAGGCGGTCCTGGACGAGATCCGCGCACGCAACCCGTTGGCGTCCCTGATCGGCCGTACGGTCCAGTTGCGCCGCAATGGCCGCTGCTTCCAGGGGTTGTGCCCGTTCCACGCCGAGCGGAATCCCTCCTTCGCAGTTTACGAAAGTGGATATCACTGCTTCGGTTGCGGCGCGCATGGGGACGCCTTCTCTTGGTTGCAGCATTGCTGCGGATGCTCGTTTCAGGAAGCAGTCAACGCGCTGGCACAGGAAGTCGGGATTGCGCCGCCTTTCGGTGGCTCTGGCAGGACCAACCTGCCAACCGGCCTGCCGATTCCCGAGGTCAGCCTGTCGCACGAAGCCAATGACGAGGTCGTGCGTCGGAACCAGAAATTCGCCCTCTCGATCTGGGGCGAGGGGCTGGAACCGGCCGGAACGCCGGTCGAGATCTATCTGGGCACCCGCCGACTATCGTTGAGCGAGGACACCGGCTGTCTGCGCTTTCATCCGGCGTGCCCGCGCGGGAGGAACGAGCGCCTGCCGGCCATGATCGCCCTGATGATCGATCCGGTGACCTTCGAGCCCTGCGGATTGCACCGGACATTCCTGCGCCCGGACGGGAGCGGGAAGGCGGAAGGCCAGGACAAGATGATGCTCGGCCGGGCCGGGATCATCTGCCTGGAGCGCCAGACCGAGATTGCCGGCGCCCTGGGCATCGCCGAGGGGATTGAAACCGCGCTCTCGGTTCAACAGCATCTGCGCAACGTCGCCATGTGGGCCTGCGCGACGGCCGGCGGCATAGAGCGTCTGCCGCCGCATCCGGTCATCCAGAAGCTGTCGATCTATGCCGATCGGGACGAGAACGGGCACGGCCTGCGCGCGGCCCGGGTCTGCGCTGCACGCTGGTCGAAAGCCGGTGCCAATGTCGAGATCCTGACGCCGCGGGCGGAGAAGGATTGGAACGACGTCATCATGCGGAGGGCCATGCATTGAACGGCCCGTTCGATTTTGACTTGGATCTCGATCAGCTTGCGGACATCGAGCGCTATGTTGCCGGCGCGCCCGATCCCGAGCCGGTTGATCCGGAGGGTATCCGGCCCTTCTTCCATCCAAGCGAGGACAGGAAGGTCGCTGATGGGCACGCGCCGGGTTTTCAAGCGACGTCGCTGGCTTCACTGGATCTCGACCTTATCCCGCCGCGGCGCTGGCTCTATGGGCGTGAACTGCTGCGTGGCTTCGTGTCCGTTTTGGGCAGCCCCGGAGGTGTCGGCAAGACTGCCTTCACGATGGTTGTCGGGTTGTCCGTCGCCACAGGGCGTTCGCTGCTGGCAGCGGACCCGTTGAACCCGGGGATCTTCCAGCGCGTCCACAAGACTGGGGCCGTGTGGTTCTACAACCTGGAGGATCCCGAAGACGAGATGCGCCGCCGCATCAAGGCCGCGATCATGCACCACAAGGTTGATTACGCGGCGATCAAGGACACGGTCTATGTCGATAGCGGGCGCGACCGGCCCTTGGTGATCGCCAATCGGGACGCTTCCGGGAACCTGGTAGCCACGCCGATCGTGGACGAGTTGGTCGACGAACTGCGGCGCCGGAAGATCGCGCTGCTGGTGGTTGATCCGTTCGTGCAGTCCCATAGTGCAGAGGAAAACCGCAATGACGAGATGAACCTGGTGATGGCGCTGTGGGGGCAGGTGGCGCATCGGGCTGAGTGCGCGGTATGGCTGGTCCATCACTTCCGCAAGGGAGGCCAGGCGGGCGACAGCGAAGCTTTCCGCGGTGCCGCCGCAATTCAGGGCGCAGCCCGGGTGATGTCCACCCTTTCGGCGATGTCGAAGGACGAGGCGGCCAAGCTGAATGTCACGGACGACAAGCGCCGGTCCTTCGTGCGGCTGGACAATGCCAAGGCCAATATGGGGCCGCCGGCCGAAGCGGCGGAATGGTACCAGCTTGTCGGCATCAATATCGGCAATGCGACGGAGGAATACCCGGATGGGGACAGCGTTCAGTCTGTCGAGCCCTGGGCGCCCCCGACAACATGGAGGGATCTGCCGTTTTCGATGATCGTGCGGATCCTTGAGCAGATCGAGCGCGGGCCGTCTGCCGGTGAGCGGTACGCCCTCGGGAAGCAGGCGAAGGCGCGCTGGGCTGGGAACGTGGTCATGGAGATGGCCGACAAGTCTGAGTTCCAGGCGCTCAGCATATTGAAATCATGGAAGGAAAACGGGGTGATCATTGAGGGAGAATACCGGTCGCCGGCTTTGAAGCACAAAACGACCGGCTGCATCACTGTCTCGCCGGTGAAACTGGCCGAGATGCGGCAGGCCGCCGCGAATTATCCTCCGGAAGATGATGGCGGAGACGAATGACCGCCAACAGAGCGCACCCGATCGACCCAACCCAGATCGAGAACATCGCCTCCCGCCTTCGGCGTCTCATCCCCGACCGACGCGACCCGGAGCGGTTCCACACCGAGAAGTCCGAACTGGAACATCTTCTGCGCCACATGGCTCAACGACTGAGGAAATCGAATGACGCACATGCAAAAAGCTGACCGCGGCGCAAACGGCCCCGCGATGTTGGCGCGCCGGCGCGTCTACGACCGCGAGGTCGGCGCCGATCGCATGCTCGATAACTGCGTGCTGTCCTTCTACGTCGACATCGATGCGCTGACTCGTCGGCAGGCCGATGCCGGCCATGAGGTCTGTCGGCTTTATGCCCTGGCGTTCGGCCGCCCCCGCGTCGTGGCCGATCTGGGCGGTCGCGGAGCCGATCTATCGTCTCCGGAGGATGACGAGCAGGAGGGCCGCGCTTGGAAGCGATACAATGAGCTTGTGGGGGTCGTTCCGACGAGCGCACGGGCTCAGATCATGCGCCTGGTGCGCGGCGAGTTCCCGGACCAGCACATGGGCGTGTCCCACCTGGCGGAGGGGTTGGATCGGATTGCCGATGAACTGAGGCTGTCGTGATTGCGCGCTTCGGTCGGATTCCCGCGGCAGCGCCCGCAAACGCGTGCCATCCGCCAACAGGGACGGAGAGCGAAACCGTGCATTGGTTGGCCAACGGCACCGGTCAACTCGAAGCCGTCTTATGGTTCGAGGGAGCGTGGATCCATTTCATGGACCAGCTCGAGCACTGGCCTGATGACATGGCGCGCGTCGGCTATCGATATGTTGGGCCGGCCGTTCCGCCCTAAACCACCCTAAGACGGATAATTCCACGATAAGTGGCGTGCACATAGGCGCGGCACGGGCATCCGCCGCCGGTATCCCGCCGCGGCGCTGGCTTCAGGCGGCTCCATTCACGGCTGGAGCCGGCCGAGGGTGGTAGGCGCCTTGGATGCGGGCCGGCACGCGGGACCCGCAGATTGCATCACGTGTCGAAACGCGCCCGACCCTCCGGGTCCGCGTGACCTGCTGGCATGCTTGCTGGTTGAAGGCCAAATCCTGGGTAAAAACCGCAGATTTCTGCCGTTCTATGGTGGTGATCCGTGCGATTTCGGCAAAGTTCGGACCCGGTGGCCGTACACCGCCTCGCCCGCCATGGAATCCGCAGAAAACTGCCGTTTATGGGTGGCGGGCTGGGCTATTTCGCCCGGGATCAGCCCGCGCCGGTACGCATGGATCTGGGCAAAAGAAAACCCCGCCGGAGCGGGGTTGTTCGTTATCCGCATTTCCTTTGCGGCTCATCGTGCGCTTGAAGCGCCTCTTGTCTCCACTGCTTAATCACATCGGGATATAGATCAATCAGCATCAGGTATGCCCGAGACCCATCGAGGGGCCTATTGCGACCCTGCTCCCATTGCCGGATTTGGTGGACGCTAAAACCAAAGGTGGAGGCAAACTCATCCTGAGAGAGTTCGGTTTTGTGGCGTATAGACCGAACATCGATCTCTGGAGGAATATGCAGTCGCGCGGGCTCGGATTGCCCCCTCGCTACGGAAAGGGCTTCCGAGAGACCTTCGGAGATCTTGTCGAATGCCTTCTTGCTCATGCCCCTATACCTACTTTCACGACTTTTTTCTGATATGATTCAATAATTTGTCCAGATATTACCGATAGTGCATTCTGTTCACTCTTCGTTAGATTGGCCCTCTCCCCCTTCGAAAACACGGTGATAAGAAAGACCGGAAGATCATCGCCTCCAAAAAATGTGATGGTGCGATATCCTCCGCTTTTTCCTCTTCCGCGTCCGGATATCCGAAGCTTTCGACATCCGCCTGTTCCCTTCATCACGTCTCCAGCCTGAGGATTAGCTGCAACGATATTCACGACCCGAGCGATATCGTCCTCAGTCATACCAGCGTCAAAAGCCGACCGACGGAAAGATTGAAGTTCACAAACGGCGTGCAGGCTGTCCGATTCCATGAGCCAATCTATATGAGAGTTTTACGCACTACGTCAATTACGCAGTTTGAAATTTGATATGCGCAAATCGGGCATGGGAATCCCAAACCCTCACTTCCACACCCACTTCCCGACGACGCGGCCCTGAAGTCGCGGTCAGCCGCCCATCTGCTCCCTCATTTCCGCTTCCGTAGGGAAGCAGGACTCAAGGTCGTCCTCGTCGAGCACCGTCTCCATGACGGCATATGGCGGTCCGCTATACCAAGACGCATCGCGGCCGGGATCAATCCTGATGGCGATCACCGTCCGGCGGCCGATGTCCGTGCAGCGCCATTCGCCGGAGGCCGTCCAGAAGGTCGAACCGATCGTGAAATCGCCATGGTCCATCCGTCCCCCCTGCGTGACATTGCTCGTTCCCTATCTATGCCGCCGCGGTGAGAACTGGGCAATGCGGGCTGATGGAGGGCGAAGGTAATAATCGGGCGTTGAACGAGCGCCCCGACGTGCGCTATTCGGGTCAAGTTCGATCATCGTCACCATCAGCCCAAGAGGAGGCAGCCATGTAGGCACGCTCGGAAATCAATCCGCGCGTCATGGAACCTACGCCATGTCTCGCACTTTTCATCATAGCCGCAGGTTTGGGAAAGATCACCGCTGGGCACCTAACCGGCTTGATCGCGCCGGATACGGCGGCAACAGGGACGCATCCGAATCCCCCAATTGGCATAGCCACATGTACAGCATACGCCCTGGTCGTCACCTCGACAATCGCGTCGCTCGGCTGATCGTCAAGGGTGATATGGATCCTACCGATGCTGTTTTTCCCTACACCGGGACGCGGCGTCCTCACCTCTACTGGTCGTGACAGGGAGCGCCCGAATCCGGGCGCTCCAGCCTCCAATGAATGCCATTAAGCCGCCTCCATCGCTCGCCGGACGGCATCCGGTTCCCGCCACAGCACGCGCAGCAGCGTCCGCACGGCAGGGTCGAGGCGCACACGGCCCTGCTCCCAGTTCCGCCACGTTGCCACTGGGACGCCGATCAAGGCCGCTATGGACGCCTGTGTCATCCCCATATGGCGTCGAACCGTTGCTGGGGTCGGATAGGCCGCTCCCAGGCCGTCAGGGGTCTCAGTGCCATCCTCGAGCGCCTGGCGGGCTATATCATCGTCCGTGGTCGCCCTGACGCGGTTCCAGTCGATCGTGGACCGACGGGACATCGCTTCCTTCAACGTCATTCTCGCCATCTACGCCACTCCTTGTCGTGCATGCGACGGGCCGAGATGATCCACGTCACGTCATCCCGCTGCGTGTAGACGACCATGAACGGCACGTCCTCAATCAGACCGGCCGCCCGGATACGAACCTCTCCGTAGTCCTTCCGGTCGTCGACCTTCTCGAACAATTCGCCCGCGAAGATCGGAAGAACGTCGGCGAAACTGAAGCCACGGTCCCGAAGGCACTGCTCGCTTTTGGCATCGTGCCAGCCGAAGGCGCGGTCCATCGTCGTCATAAGGATTTATACGCTAGCCGCGCATTCTTCTGCAAGAGGAAAATGCGTTGTTAGCGTATGATTTGCCCACGTCCCGAACTTCCGAACTTCCGCGAACTTGTAGAAGTTCGGAAGTTCGGAAATGCCGACGAACTTCTCCGGCCCCCTATAGAGAAGTTCGGAAGTTCGGGTGGCAGTTTCCCTCGCGAAGAGCCCCCCTGTGCCAGTGCGGTGCCCGCACTTCTGGGCACCCGCTCCGCTCGGCCCAGAAGCAGGCTGTCCCAGGGTGGCTCGGAGCGCCCGGTGATGGGAGAGACTGACTGTTCCCCGCCAGGGGTCTCAACAATCCTTAGACCCTTCTCATCGTCGTCCAGGCCACGAAGCGCGGACCCGACGTGGGCCAGATCAAGAATGTGGGGCATCTCGGCACCCCGATTCCCCCTTGCGCTCCCCGTCAAAAATGTGCATAGTCACGACGCCATAACTGCGTCCAAAGCGCATGAACGAATTTCGAACCGGATCAGGCCTGTGCCGATCCGGTTTTTTGTTGCCCAGGCGCCGACAGGCCGAGTTGGTGGAACCCAGCACCCTCGAAGTAGAAACCCAGACGGAAAAAGTAGAAATGGCCGGACGCAAGCCCGGGACACCGAAGACCGGCGGCAGGGCACCCGGCACGCCGAACAAGGCGACAGTCGAGAGGATGGCGTCTATGGCGAAGGCGACCGCCGACGCCCTGGCCGACCTGACGCCCGAACAGATCGCCTCGATCACGCCGAAGGAAGTCATGCTGCGCGTGATGCGCATGGCCTTGATGGCGAGAGACATCAAGCTGGCGATGATGGCCGCCGAAAAAGCTGCCCCCTACGTCCACCAGAAGCTCGCCGCGATCGACATGAATGCAACCGTACGCCGCTCCATCACCGAATTCTCCGATGCCGAACTCGCTGCCCTTGCTCAGGCAGAAGGCGATGACGGCAGCGAGGAAGGAGCTTGGCCGCCGACAGGAGGCCCGCACTAGCCTCCTGCCGTTCACGACCTACACGAAGCCTGATTATCTGGTTGGACCGCACCATCCAGTCATCTGCGGGAAACTGGAGGCAGTCGAGCGCGGCGCGATCAAGCGCCTGATGATCTTCACGCCGCCGCGCCACGGCAAGTCGGAGCTGGTCAGCAGACGCTTCCCGGCCTGGTATCTTGGGCGCAACCAGAGGAAGCAGATCATCTCCGCCAGCTACGGGCAGGACCTGGCAAACGACTTTGGGCGTGACGTGCGGAACATCGTCGGATCTCCGGAGTTCTCGGCCCTGTTCCCGGGACTGGCTCTGGCATCCGACAGCGCGGCGAAGAACCGGTGGCATACCTGCGCGGGCGGGTCCTACGTGGCGGCGGGTGTCGGATCGGCCATTACCGGCCGCGGCGCGGACATCCTGAACATCGACGACCCGGTCAAGGATCGCCAGGACGCCGACAGTGAGGCGGTTCGGAACGCCGTCTGGAACTGGTATACGAGCACCGCCTACACACGCCTGATGCCTGGCGGCGCCGTGATCCTGACGCTTACCCGCTGGCATGAGGACGACCTTGCCGGCCGCCTGCTGGCCGAGATGGAGAACGGTGGCGACCAGTGGGAAATCGTCAACCTGCCGGCGATCGACGAGGCTGGGCACGCGCTATGGCCGGAATGGTATGGACGCGACCGGCTCGATGAAATCCGGGCAGCGATCGGCGAACGCGACTGGGCCGCGCTCTACATGCAGACCCCGCGCCCAGCCGGTGGGGGTCTGATCAAAGCGCACCTGATCGAGACGACAGACGCAGTTCCCGCAGGAGGCATGACCGTTCGGGCGTGGGACCTGGCTGCCACGAAGGCTATGGGAGGGCGCGATCCTGACTGGACCGTGGGCGTCAAGATGAGCCGCACACCCGCTGGCGGGTATGTCATCATCGATGTCGTGCGGTTCCGTGGCGGCCCAGATGAGGTCGAGGCGGGAATCGTCAACACGGCGAAAGCTGATGGCGCCTCTGTCCGCATCAGCCTCCCGCAGGATCCTGGCCAGGCAGGAAAGACGCAGGCCCTTTACTTCGCACGCCGTCTTTCCGGCTTCACTGTGGAGGCAACGCCCGAGACGGGTGACAAGGCCACGCGGGCGGCTCCGTTCGCCTCGCAGGTCAACGCCGGGAATGTCTCGATGGTGCGAGCACCATGGAATCGGGCGCTCCTCGACGAATTGTCTGGATTTCCGGCCGTGACCCACGACGACCAAGTGGATGCGTGCAGCCGGGCGTTCTCGGTGGTGGGGCTGCAACGCAAACTGCCCATGTTCCGTCCGCAAGGGCGCTGAAGGATCGAACATTCATGAAGCTGTTTCGCAGATCGACGCCTGCACCGGATCGTCCGGCTAGGGTCGAACCGGTCGTGGCGAAATCTTCGCAGCGTGGCGCGGTCTTTCGTCCTCGCGCCTATGATCTGGGAATGGCGTCTGTGGCGGGCAGGTTCAAGCCCTACAGGCCGCCTCCGGGAGTCCGTGGCGCTGGAGCGCTTGCCATGGACAGCATGTCAGCGCCTGGACTCGGCGGGTGGATCGAGGACAATTACGGCGTTCTGAGTAATTTTCTCGCCGACGGTCTTGGCTTCATGGGCTATCCGCAGCTTGCGGAAATGATGCAGCGAGCCGAGTTCCGGAAGCCCGTCGAGGTCATCGCCAAGGAATCCACGCGCGAATGGATCAAGTTCACATCGACCCGTAGCGGCGATGATATGGTTCAGGATGAACGTGCAGCCAAGCGGATGAAGGCATTGGAGGCCGAGTTCCGTCGCCTTCGCGTCCGCGATGTGGTGCGCCGGCAGATCTGGCATGGTCTGGCTTACGGGCTGGGTCATGTTTGGATCGGGATTAAGGGAGCCGCACTCAATTCGGCCGGCCAGGACGTCCCACTGGTGATCGGCTCCAAGGGCCTTGCAAAAGGGTCTGTGGAACGCCTGGTCAATATCGACCCGATCTGGACCAACCCCAACACCTACAATGCCGACAACCCACTGAAGCCGGACTACTACCGGCCGCAGAACTGGTGGGTGCAGGGAACGCTGGTCGACCAATCACGGATCCTGACCATGGTTCCGTTCGAGGTTTCGGACATCCTCAAGCCGGCATTCAATTTCGGCGGCCTATCGCTGACGCAGCAGTTGCGTGCCTACGTGCATAATTTCCTGCGCACGCGGCAGAGCGTGTCGGACATGGTGTCCAACTATTCGTTCATCGGCATCGCGACCAACATGGAGGCGACGATGCAGAACCCGTTCCCCGGGTCTGACACTCCGGCCGGCGAGGACGGCATTATCGGTCGTGCGCAGGCCCTGACACGGATCAAGACCAACAATGGGGCATGGGTGTACGATAAGGAATCGGAGGATATCAAAGTCCTGACAGCAAACCTGTCGGGCCTGAACGAGCTTCAGGCGCAGTCGCAGGAATTCATGGCCAGCATCCCCGGCATTCCTCTGGTGAAATTGTTCGGGATCCAGCCTACTGGGCTGAACGCCTCATCTGACGGCGAGATCCGCGTGTTCTACGACGAGATCGCTGCCTTCCAAGAAGCGAATGTCGGACCAATCCTGCGCAAGATCTTCCACTTGTCGCAACTGAACCTTTGGGGCGAGATCGATCCCGACCTGGACTTCGAGTTCGTCCATCTTTGGCAGATGGACGAGAAGCAACTTGCCGAAATCCAGAAGATCAAGGCCGACACGGACGCGGTTCTGGTCGAAGCTGGCATCATCGCGGCTGAGGAAGGTCGCGAGCGCCAGGCAACAGACGAACAGTCCAACTATCGCGATGTCGACCTGACCGGCCCGCCCCCGGAGCCGCCCGATCCTGAGCAGGACGGTGCGGGCCTGGAAGGCATCCTGAAGCGCGGAGAGGAAGAAGAATAGCGTGCCGAAACTCTATTGCCAGTCCGCGCGAGGAAAGCGCCTCGCGCCGGTTCGGGCAAGTGCGGGCGTGGAAGCGCTCTATTATCGCCAACTGATGGCACTGATCCGCGAGATGGACGACAGCCTGTCTTACTGGCTGAAGGCCAATTACCGAAAGGTAGAGCCGCAGATTGCCCAGGATAGCGCCGCAGACCTTTTACAATCGGTAATGAACCGACTGACCCACCGGTGGCGCAAGCGGTTCGACGAGGTTGCCGAACAGATGGCGCAACACTTCTCCGAAGCGGCGGCGGGCCATGCGGATCGGGCATTCGCCAAGAAGCTGGCAGGTGCCGGATTCAAAGTGAAGTTCCGCCCTTCTCCTGGGGTCACGAACGCTCTGAAGGCCACGACCTTCCAAAACGTGTCGCTGATCAAATCGATCGCTGAAGAGCACATGGTGGAGGTCAATGGACTGGTCATGCGGTCGATTATCGCAGGACGAGACTTGGGAACGCTGACCAAGGAATTGCAGGCGCGGTATGGCATCATCCGGCGCCGGGCCGCCTTCATCGCCCGGGACCAGAACAACAAGGCCACGGCCACCATCAACCGTACGCGGCAGATGGAACTGGGCCTGAAAGAGGCGATCTGGGTTCACTCATCGGCCGGTCGACACCCGCGGGAATCGCATGTGAAGGCCGGTCGCGAACGTCTTCGCTACGACCTGAGCAAGGGCGCCTTGATCGACGGACAATGGATACACCCGGGCGAACTGCCGAACTGCCGATGCACGTCATCGGTCATCATTCCGGGATTTGACGACTGACATGACCCATGCCCTCGCCTATGACCGTGTCGGCTCCGTCCGGATCACGGATGAAGACGGCCGCCTGTATATCGCCCGGACCCACATCAGCAAGGCGACGGTGAATGGATATTACGGGCGCGAGATCCCGAACGCCTCCACGCTCGGTCTCGATCCGAACCGGATCTACCAGCTTCTTCGTCACCCCGACGAACTGGAGCGCGCGGCGGCGTCGTTCAACAACATTCCGGTTCTGATCGAACATGTGCATGTCACGGCGGACACGCCACGCAAGGATATTGTGGCAGGATCGACCGGGTCGGATGCAGAATTCGCCGATCCGTATCTCGATAACTCGATGGCCATCTGGGATGGCGAGGCCATCGAACTGATAAAGAGCGGCGAGCAGCGAGAACTGTCCTGCGCCTACCGCTACGAGGCTGACATGACGCCAGGCACCTATCAGGGGGTGCCATACGACGGCGTCATGCGGAACATCCGGGGCAATCACGTTGCCCTGGTCGAAAAAGGACGGGCCGGATCAGATGTGCTCGTCGCTGACGCAAAACCCACAGGAGTGAAGACGATGCGGACTGCTGGCCAGTATCTGGCGCGGCTGAGTGCAGCCATTGCTTCCGGGAAGCTGGCCATGGATGCCAGCGAGGAAGACGCCAAGAAATGCATGGACGAGGAAAACTCGGGCGTGACGGAATCTGCCACCGAAGCGGACGACGAAGACGAAAACGAAAACGAAAAGAAGCCGGCCAAGGACGAAGGGCCGATGAAACCCGAAGGTGCGCGAAAGGCATCCGACAAATCCGCGAAGGACAAGGGCAAGGATGAGAAGCCCTGTGCCACCGATGATGACGATGACGGAGAAGGCGCAGAGGACGACGAGAAGGAGCGCAAGGCCAACGATGCCGCCATCCAGAAGCGCATCGACGCCGCGCTGGCGCATGACCGCGCTATCCGCAAGGGTGCCGACGAAGCCCGGCGGGCCGTACGCGCCCTTGTCGGCGACGTGATCGGCATGGACAGCGCCGGAGACATCTATCGCTACGCCCTGAAAGAGGTCGGCGTGCCCACCGATGGCGTGAACGATGCCGGACTGAAGGCGCTTGTCGGTGTCGCGCTCAATGCCCGCGCCGCACGAGTGCCAGTCATGGCATCCGATAGCGCCGATTTTTCCACCCGCTTCGGCGTTCCCACGCCACGCAAGCTTTAAGGAGAAACGCCGATGACTGGTTTCCCCAGTTCGGTCAACTATAACTGGCCCGTCGGCAATCCGGGCGATTGGGCCAGCACCAACCCCCGCCGCTCGACGCTGACCTGGCCGCTGGGCCTGCGCGCCGGCGCGGCTGCTGTGGCCATCGCTGCTTTCGCCTGGATCCAGCCCGACGGCGTGACGGTCCTGAACTCCGATCCGACCTCGGGCGGCGGCAGCGGCGCCTCTGCAACGGCCACGTTGACCGCCGAGGCGGTGTCCTCGATCGCCGTTACGGTTGGAGGGACAGGCTACCTGTTGCCGCCCACCGTCTCCCTGTCCGGCGGAGGCGGGACCGGCGCCACAGCGACCGCAACCGTCGTGAACGGTATCGTCACCGAGATCAACGTCACGAACGGTGGCAGTGGCTACACCTCAGCACCGGCCGTCACGCTGACGCCGGCCACAATCGCTCCGAGCATACCGGACGGCTTTGTGCCGCGCGAGCAGCAGGGCCTGACCACGCAGTATCTGCAGGAAGCCACAATGACCATCCCGCCCGGGTTTATGGTCACGCTGGCCGATGGCGGGGACCTGTTCTGCGTCTCGGCTACCGACGCCGCCCGCGGCCAGAAAGTCTATGCCTCTTTGACCGATGGATCCATCCAGACGAATGCGTCCGGCCAGACGATCTCCGGCTACATCGAGACGGACTGGCTCGTCTCTCTGGCCGCTCCGGCCGGCGACATCATTGCAATTACGAAAGGCGTCGTCTGATGACCTCTTCTTTTCGACAGGATGCGCCGCGCCTGGCGCTGGATTATGGTGTGATCCTTGAGGGCGTCCGGGACTATATCCCCGCCGGCGGCATCGTCATGGACGCAGACCCGGGCGTCGGGCAGTTTCCCTCTGTCACGGCACCCAATTCGGGCGTTCCATTCGCTTTCACCCAGTATGTCGATCCAGCCGTCATCAAGGCGTTCATCACGCCGACACGGGCCGCCGAGGTCTATGGCGAGGCGAAGAAGGGCGACTGGATCACCGATACGGCGCTGTTCCCGGTCGTCAGCCTGACCGGCCGCGTGGCGGCCTACGGTGACTCCAGCCAGGACGGAACGGCCGACGCGAACGCCAACTGGGTGAACCGCCAGTCCTTCCACTACCAGATCTGGACCCAGTGGGGCGAGCGCGAGATCGAGCGCATGGGTGCCGGAAAGCTGGACTGGGTCAGCCAGAAGAATCTGGGCGCCGCGTCCACGCTGAACAAGCAGCAGAACCTCGTGTATTTGTTCGGGATCTCCGGACTGGAATGCTACGGGGCGCTGAACGACCCCAGGTTGCCTGCCGCAATCCAGCCGACGGCGAAGGCCGGCAGCAGCGGAACGGTTACCGCCTGGACGGATACGTCCGATCCGGTCGCGGTGTACGGCGACATCATCGCCCTCTTCGGCCAGTTGAACAACCAGATGATGGGCGTTCTCACGCTGGAGACGCCGCTGACCCTGGTGCTTCCGACCGAGCGCCAACAGGCCCTGCTATATGCCAACAGCTACAACACGACGCTGCGCGATCTGATCTCCAAGTCCTTGCCGAACCTGAAGATCGAGACGCTTCCCGAAGCCGGCATCGTCATGAGCGGCGGCACGCAAACCGTCTGCAAGATGCAGATGTTCGTCGACACCATCGAAGGACAGAAGTCCGTCACCACGGCGTTCACCGAGAAGCTGCGTGCGCACGCGGTCGAGCGCTATTCCTCGAACTTCCGCCAGAAGAAGTCGCAGGGCACCTGGGGGACCATCTGGTTCTACCCGATGGCCTGCGCCACCATGGAGGGCATCTGATCCATGACCACGCAACAGCAGGCGACCCGCAGCGGCAATACGGTATCCGTCATGTGTCGGATGCCATCCGGTCTCGTCTTGTCTCTCTATGACGAAGCCGAAATCCAGGCGCGCTCCGAAGCGTCGAAGCGCGGTTTCCCGAACATGGCGCCGATGCAGCCGAAGGCCACCGTGCGGCTGAAGGGCGCCAAACATGACCCACGCTTCCACATCCGCGACAATCGCATGCTGGGCATGGTGGGGCGTACTGAGGTCGATGCGGACTTCTGGGCCGCGTGGACGAAGCAGAATTCGTCCTATTCGCCCTTACGCGCCGGTCTGATCTTCGCCGAGCGGACAGGAGCGCGCGCGCAGGATGCGATCCGTGAGCGCTCGGACGAGCGCACCGGCTATGAAGGACTCGACCCTGAAAATCTCCCGGTGGTGGGCGTCACACAGCGCGAAGAGGACGGCTGATGTCGGACACGGTCACGCCGGGTATCGTCACGTTCGACTATGCGGCGTGGTCGGCCCGTTTCCCCGTCCTGGTCCCCGCGGTGAATGCGACGGCGGCCTCCCTTTACTTTGAAGAGGCCACGCTATTCCTGGACAATTCGTCCTATAGTCGCTGTCGCAGCGTAGGGAGGCGGACGCTCCTGCTCTACCTCCTGACTGCGCATCTTGCCCAACTGAATGTTCAGATCGGCCAGGGCAACATGGTTGTGGGGCGTGTGTCGAGCGCATCCCGCGGCAGCGTGTCAGTCGGCGCCGACATGGGCACGCAGCCTGGGTCGGCAGCCTGGTTCAACCAGACGCCCTATGGAGCGGAGTTCTGGGCGGCGACCGCGTCCCTTCGTCAAGCCGCGTTCATACCCGGCCGGCCGCAACGACCGAGGATATGGCCCTAATGGCAACAAAAATCATTCGCGGAGGCGATACTCTTCGCCGCACGTTGCAGACCTTGGCGGCCAAGGTGGATCGCGGCGCGACGCTGAAGGTCGGGTTCTTCGAGGATGCGACCTATGGCGATGGAACGCCAGTGGCGGCGGTCGGCGCTTACAATGAGTTCGGCACCAGGACCATTCCGCCGCGCCCCTTCATGCGGAACATGGTCGCGAACAACCAAGACCAATGGGGTCGCCTGCTGGGCGCGACGCTCAAGGCGACCGGAATGGATGCTGAGCAGGCCTTAGATATGGCAGGCGAGAAGCTGGTCGCGCAGATGCAGAAGGAGATCCAGGCCCTTCAGGATCCACCGCTCGCGCCCTCGACCATCGAGAGCCGACTCCGCAGCGATAAGAAGCGTGGCACGCTCAAGACGGTCAATATGGCAACAGCGGTAAAGCCCCTGATCGATACCGGCCACATGCTGAACTCGGTGGCCAAGAAGGTCGAGAGCAAATGAACATCTTCGCAGCGGCCGGTGGCGCCACAGCGGCGGTCAACCCCTCAATCCAGGCAACACTGAAGCAATCGACAGGATCGACGCCTGGCCCGGGCTTCAGGCCGATCCCGACCTACGCCGAGATCCCTGTAATGATCGAGGTGCAGGCGCTGTCGTCTCAGGATCTTCAGCAGGTCGAGAACATCAGCCAGCAGGCCGACATGCGTATCGTCTACGTCGTCGGCGAGGTCAGGGGCATTGCCCGAGGACCGCAAACTGGCGGCGACATGTTCAATTTCTACGGGTCCGACTGGCTGGTGACCCAGCAGCTCGAAGAATGGGGCGCCGGCGAATGGTCCAAACTGGTAGTAACCCGGCAGACACCGTCACCGTCAATCTGACCGAAGACGATATCCTCGAGCAGGTCGGCAACTGGCTCCTGACCATTCTGCCGATCACGGCCGACCAGATCGTTGCCGGCCAGCAGAATCAGGTTGCCGCCCCCCTGGGTCTCTTCGTCACCATGACGATCGTTGGCCGAAAACGGCTGGCAACGAACGCCTGGATCTATGCAGCGACCACCAAACAAACGACGACGCCGTGGCAGATTTCGGTGCAGGTCGGCGTCTTCGGTCCCGGTGCTGGCGACGCGATCCAGACCCTGACATCGCTGTTCCGCGACCCGATCGCCGCCGACTTCTTTGCGGCATGCGGCTTTCCCATCGCTCCTCTCTACGCCTCGGACGCACGCCAGACCGCCTTCATCTCCGAGGCCAGGCAATATGAGGACAACTGGAACGCCGACCTGAATTTCCAGGTCAATTACGTCCTCACCACACCCATCCAGACGGCGACCTCCGCCACCGTCGGCATCATCAACGTCGGCGCAACCTACCCACCAGAGTGAGAACATGGCCGGGATTCCCATTTCCTCCGTTGTCTCCGTCACGCCCAGCGTTCTTGCCGCGGGCAGTGGCATTTCCTTCCTGAACGGCCTTGTCCTGACCGAGAGCGGAACGCTCACGCCGGGGCAGGTCATGACGTTCACAAGCGCGACGGCTGTCGCTGCGCAGTTCGGCGCGACGTCGGCCGAAGCCAAGATCGCCAACGTCTATTTCTCGGGGTTCACTGGCGCAACCCAGACACCGGGAACGCTGCTGTTCGCCGGGTATTCGGCCGCCGCAACCGGCAGTGGCGCGACGGCGACCGCGGAACTGACGTCGGAGGCTGTCAGCGGCGTCACGGTGACCGCCGGCGGTTCGGGCTATGAGGTCACGCCGACCGTCACGCTTTCGGGCGGCGGCGGCACCGGAGCGACTGCGACGGCCACGGTCAGCGGGGGGATCGTCACGGCTATCAACGTGACCAACGGCGGCAGCGGTTATACTGCCGCTCCGACTGTGACCATCACGCCGGCGGCATCCGACGACGTTCCGGGCTTTATGGATGCCCTGACCGACACTACCCTGAATTGGGCCGCATTCACCACGGCGTTCGAGCCCACCCTTGCCGACAAGCAGGCGTTCGCGACGTGGACGGGGGCCCAGAACAACCGGTTCCTCTATGTGGCCTGGGACACCGATGCGAACGCAACGGTGCAGGGCAATACGACGTGCTTCGGGGCATGGCTCAAAGCGCAGACCTTGTCGGGGTCCATGGCGGTCTATCAGGATCCGCTCGCCGCGGCGCTCGCCCTGGGCTGGATGGCGTCGCTCGATTTCGGCGCCACCAATGGCCGCTACACACTGGCCTTCCGCAATAGCGGCCTGGTGACCGCGGCCGTTACCGACGGCATAACCGCGGCGACGCTTCTGGCCAACGGCTACAATTTCTATGGGGCCTATGCCGGGTCGACGGGTTCGTTCGTGTTCTTCAGCAACGGTTCAGTCAGCGGCCCGTTTGCGTGGGCGGACAGCTTCATCGATCAGATCTGGCTGAACGGCTCGTTCCAGGAAGACATGATCAACCTGCTGATGAGCGTCGGACAGATTCCCTATGACGAGACCGGTGACGCGCTGCTGTCGGCAGCCGTGCTGGATACGATCAATCAGGCCGTGACCTTCGGTGTCATCCGGTCTGGCGTCACACTCACCGCCCTCCAGGCGCAGCAGGTCAACAGCGCAGCCGGTCGGCCGATCGACACCACCCTGTCGACGCGTGGCTGGTATTTCCTTCCTGGCGCGTCTACCGCGCCCGCGACCTCGCGCGCTGCCCGCACGTCGCCGCCCTGCTCCTTCTGGTACACGGATGGGGGTTCGGTGCAGTCCATCAATCTGGCTTCGGTGGAGATCCAGTAATGTCTTCGTGGGATATCACGTCTGCCAACAGCGTCTTCACCATGACGGCCGGCAGCCTCATTCCTGTGCCGTTCGTGCTTTCGCAATATTCGGCCGATCGGGCCTTCGAAGCCGAATCCGTCGAGAGCGCCGAGACGCAGATGACGATCGACGGCAAGCTGCTGGGCGGTTGGGTTCCCAATCCGTTCAACATGACGATCCAGCTTGCGGCCTCGTCCGACAGCTACGCCATGTTCGAGATGATCGCGGAGTATGAGCGCGTGCAGATGACGAAGCTGCGCCTTGGCGCGCTCATTTCCCTCCCGTCGATCGGGCGGAAGTTCACGCTGAACGGAGGCTTCCTGCTGTCGATCGTGCCGCTTCCGTCGGCCGGCCGCGTGCTTGACGCACGACCCGTCCAGATCCGGTGGGAATCCTGCGTGGGGGCCGCGCTGTGATCCGAGAAAGCACCTACACCATCGAGGATGACGGCGCCGATCGAGGCAAGGTCTTCATCATCCGGCGCATGACCGCTGTCGAGGGTGACAGGTGGGGGCGTGCCTTCATGCACGCTGCCACGGCCGCGCTGCCCGAGGCAGAGGCGAAATCCGTCGCCTCTCTTGGGATCGCTGGAGCCGCGATGAGCGGAGCCGGCATGACCATTCTGCGCAACCTTGATCCCAAGGACGCCGAGCCCTTGCTGGACACGCTGCTTCGGTGCGTAGAGATCCAGTCCGACCCAACCAACCCGACAACCCGAGTGAAATACCCGCTCTGGCTTCAGCAGGTCGAGGAAGTCGAGACGATCGGCGCGATCCAGGAACAGGCATTCGAGTTCAACACGGGTTTTTTCAAGGGCGTCGTCCGCTCGATCTCCCGAATGGGGCAGCGCACGGCGTCCGACTCGCAGAATACAGCAACGTCAGCCCCCTGATCGGGGCTGTCTGCCGGTCGAAGCGCGCGAATCTGATCGAACTGCAGACGATCTACGACATCGAGGACCTGTACGACCTGGCCGAGATGGCGGCCGTCGACGCGTTCAATCAGGAACAATTGGCTAAGGCTGCTCAGGGGTCAAAATGACGGCTACAACGATCGACGAACTCGTGGTTGCCCTCGGTCTCGACCCGGCAGAGTTCAAGAAGGGCACCAAGGACGCCGAGGAAATCCTGAAGCGGTTCCAGACCGTGAGCGTCAAGGCGGCGAAGGAATCGCAGGCCCAGGCGAAGCACATGACGGAATCGATCGGCGCCGTGCGCGACAAGGTGCTGGGACTGTTCGCGGCGTTCACCGCCGGCGCCAGCATGCGTGACTTCTTCCGCGACGTGTCCGGCGCGACGGTCGAATCCCACAATCTGGCCCAGTCCCTGGGTGTCTCCACGCAGGCACTCAACCGATGGGAGGCCGCCTCCCGGTATGCGGGAGGAACGGCGGACGGTATCCGCCAGACCTTCCAAGGACTGAATAACGAGCTGCAGGACTACCAGCTTTATCACCGCATGGGCGCTCATATGCAGGTGATGGCTGCCCAAGGCGTATCGCTGCTGGATGAGCAGGGGAACGTGCTCACACCGGACAAAGCAGTGAGAAATATCACCCGCTACCTGCAGGGCATCCATGACACGCGTGAGCGCTTTACAATGGGAAGGCGCTTCGGCATTGCCGATGGCGCTTTACCCCTGATAACCGGCGGAACACAGGCAGAGGATGCCTATCTGGGCGAAGCCGGTCGCAACGGTGTCGGCCCCACCCGGCAGCAGGAACAAGCACTACGCGATTTGGCTCGGGCACAGGCAGAGGCGGATTCGTCATATCAATCCCTGCGCCAGACGATCGCGGCGGCGTTCGCGCCAGAGATGACCATGGCGACGAACGCCATCAGGGGTCTGACGAACGAGATCCGACATCATCCCCGCGTGGTCAAGGCGGCGTTCGCGGGCGTCGGCGCCGCCGCGCTCGCGCTCGGGGCGGCATTCTCAGGCCCTCTCGTCGTCGGTTTCGCTGCCGCGAATGCGGGCGCCCTGACCATGGCCGGGGCATTTGCTGGGGTGACCGCGGCAGGCACCTTCCTGTTCGACGACATCTCATCATGGCTGCATGGCGGGAAGGCCCGCTTCGCAGACTTCTACCAGACTGTGGCAGATGTCTGGCACGATCTGGAGCGCGACGGCGCGCGGGCATGGTCACATATCAAGGCTGGCGGAACTGAGGCGTGGGAAGCGATCCGGTCCCTCTTCGTCGGAGACTCCGATGAGATCCGGTCCCAATGGGGCGCCTTGACCGGTGATTTATCGGGGTCCTGGGAGTCCTTTGTCTCCAAGATCAAGAGCGGCGGACCGGAGGTTCTGGACGCGCTCAAGCAGGCATTCCGTGAGGCCCTGGCGTGGCTGAGGGACGCATTCCTGGCGGCAATCCATGGGCGTTCCGCAGTGGAACACGGCGCTGCCCGGTCGGCGACGGCCGTAGGTGAAGGCGTGCGCCATGCCGCGCAGGACGTCGGCCATTATGTCGCTGATCGCGCTTCCGCAATCAGGGGTGCTTTTTTGCCCCGCGGTATCCGGAACAACAATCCCGGCAACCTGAACTTCATGCGTCAGTCAGGTGCCGTCCTTGAAAATGGTCAGCATGCCCGGTTCGCCGCCTTCGCCACCATGGACGACGGCATCCGCGCGCTGCGTGACCAGCTAGGTCGTTACGGCGATCGTGGGCAGGACAGCATCCGGTCCATCATCGCCAAATACGCGCCCGCCGGCGAGAACAACACGGCGGCTTACATCGCCTCGCTGTCGCGATCGATGGGGGTTTCGGCGGACGCGCATCTGAACATGCATGATCCGGCAGTGCTGCGCCGGATGATCGCGGGGATCTCGCGCATCGAGAACGGGGCCGGATATCTCGAGCAGGGGCAGATCGATCGGGCTATCGGATACGGCGCGCCGGCGCGGATGGCGTCCAATACCACCCACATCGAGAACCATGTCACCGTTCACGCGCCCAGCGGAAATCCAAGGGCGATCGCGCAAGCCGTCGCCCAGCGCCTCAATCCGCAGGGCATGGGCATGCATGCCAATCTCGGTGTGACGGCGTAACGAGGGGCCTATGGTCATCAGCGTGCCCAAACCGGCGTTTCCAGACGTCCCGAACGCACTTGGCGTTCCGGCTATGATCCGCAACCCTGTTGCGGTCGCCGAGACCGAAGCATCGGTGATCGCCGGTGACCTGATCGAGACTCTGATTCTAGATCAACATGGTCCGTGGGGGATCTATGACAAGACAGGGAAGAAGATCGCGGCATCGCAATATTTCCTCGGACTTGATTTCTCCAAGGAATATCGCGTCAGCGACGCTCCGATGGAGCAGGGCGCATTCCAATCCTACAACAAGGTCGAAACGCCCTTCCTGGCGCGCGTGACTCTCGCCTGCGACGGAACCGGCTTTTTCGGCTTCGGCGGGTCCAGCGCGTTCGGCTTCGGGAGCACAGCCGGAGAAACTCGCCAGGCATTCCTGGCGGCGATCGCAGCAGCCGTCTCGTCCACCGATGTGTTCAGCATTGTGACGCCCGACGCGACCTATGTGAACTCCAATTTGGTCCATTACGACTATACCCGGACCCATCGCCAAGGCGTGTCGCTTTTGGCCGTCACCGTCGGCTTTCAGGAGATCCGAACCGGGGCGATCAGGCGCTTCGCGCATCCCCAAACTCCGGATGGAGCCGAAACCACCAACACGGGTCTTGTCCAGGCGCAAACGCCGACATCTGCACAGGCGGCCCCGGCGTCGACGGCGGGGGTGAACTGATGCTTGTCGTCCCGGTGAACGCCACCCCGACGCAAACCCTGTCCGTCGTCCTGAATGGACAGAACTGTTCGATGCGCATTTTTCAGACGGATAATTATGGCCTCTACCTGGACCTCTATCTCGATGATGCGCTGATCGTCGGCGGGCGGCTCTGTCTCGACCGGACCTGGATCGTGCGCGCAGCCTACAGCGACTTCGTCGGGGACCTGATGTTCATCGACCAGCAGGGCATCAGCGACCCGACCTATGATGGGCTGGGGGATCGCTTTCTTCTCTATTATTCAGAGCCTTCTTCGACATGATCGACTCCTTCCAAAAGCGACACCTCGATCAGATCTTCAATCTTGGAAAAGGTCAGTTCGGCCAGAGTGGATCATCGGAAGTTCGTCTGGCTGGGCACAGAGTCTCGGCGACCATCCAGACTTATGGGGGGCTCTTCGGCAGCGAGGCGCAGATCCGCGTCTTCGGCATGCGCCAGAGCGAGATGAACACCTTGACGCAACTCTATCGTGTCGCGAACACCGAAGGGGGGCGACTGAATACTGTCACCCTTCTGTCGCGGTCAGGACAAGAGAAGGCACAAATCGCTTTCAAGGGCGTCATCGTCCAGGCGTGGCAGGATCTGTCGGGCATGCCGGAAACGTGCATGACCATCGTCGCGCAACCGAATGCCTTCATGATTATGAAAGCCGCTCCCGCAATAAGCTTCCGGGGACCGGTCAAAGTGGCCGATATCGTAAAAAAAATACTGACGTCCTGCGACCCCGATTACAAACTGGTCAATGACGGTGTCAACGCAATCCTAACCGATGTATCTGCTCCAGGTGATGCGGCCAGCCAGTTGGATGAACTGGCGAATGCTGTTCCGTTTCAGAGATATTTCGATGGGGTGACATACTGGATCTGGCCGACGGACCGGCCATTGTCGGGCAACGCCGCTCTTGTTTCCTCCGAGACTGGCTTGATCGGCTACCCGTCCTGGACAGGGAATGGAATATCCTTCTCGACCATTTACAATCGGTCGATCAGCTTCGGACGCATGGTCAATCTTCAAACCGACATCACGCCCTTCAATGGATCGTGGGCGATCGTCTCGAAAATCGACAATCTTGAATCCGAGGTAATAGGCGGCATGTGGATGTCCCAGATTGAAGCACAGATCCTTCCCGGCATGCTGAAGGCTGGCCCGTGATGCAGGACGCATATATGGGCGCACGCAAGCCAGGCGACGATACAGGAGCGATCAATGCCATCGACTTCTTGGTTAGGCAGCGCCTATCGAAGATGGCGGGAGCGACGCTTGTTCAGGTCAAGGCGGTGAATGGAACCGGCGTGAACCCGGTTGGGTTCGTCGACGTTCAGCCGCTCGTGTTCCAGATCGATGGATATGGGAATCTCATCCCAAGTGTCATGCAGACGAATGTCCCATATTTCCGGCTCCAAGGCGGCCAGAGCGCCGTCATTTGCGACCCGGCGATCGGAGATATCGGCCTGTGCATCTTTGCGCGTCACGACCTTTCCAACGTCAAAGCGACCCGGGCGCCAGCCGGGCCGGGAAGCCGCCGACAGCACAGTTGGTCGGATGGCCTCTACCTGGGCGGATACCTGAACGGCACCCCAAACGAATACATTTGGATGACCGGCAGCGGGGTGAAAGTAAAGACAGCCGGCGCGTTCGAGGTCGACGCGGCTCAGGCCGTGTTCAACTGCCCGGTGCAGGTGAACGGCACGATCAACGCAACCGACGACGTGACGGGCGGCAGCATCAGCTTGGACAACCACACCCACACCGGAGTCCAGCCGGGTAGCGGGTCGACGGGGAAGCCTCAATAGCCCCCTCGCCCCACTCTTGGCACCGTCGACGTCACGCTGGCGCTGGATCTCGCCGGCGGCATGGCCGGACTGATAGAACGACAGTTGTGCGCCAGCCCGCGGCGGAAGGGGAATCTCACGCAAGCGTCGGGTAAGCCGACGATTCCAGTATCGATTTTCCTTATTCCCAAACGCTTGGGTTTATGCTATGAAATGGCCATGCCAACGATCATCCGCGCTTACGGCTTTCGAGTGACGATCTATCCGAACGATCATCGGCCGCCGCATGTTCATGTGATTGGCGCCGGTGGCGAGGCCGTAATCGAAATTGGGAAGGCGGCTCAAGTCATTCGTGTCGCTGGCTTCAAAGCCCGTGATTTGACGCTGGCGATATCTCTTGTCGAAGACAATGCGGCGCTTCTGCTGCGCGAATGGGAGAACATTCATGGTAACCGAGAGTGAACTTCGCCGCGCCGAAGCGGCGATGGACGAATATCTGTCGCAAACCCCCCAGGCAACACAGGCCCGCTATATCCGAAGCCGCCGCCGCCTGCTTGTCACGCTCAACAATGGGGTGGAATTGACGGTCCCGACTGATCTGATCGAGGGGTTGAAGGGGGCCACGCCGGCGGATCTGTCAGCAATCGAAATCACGCCGCTCGGGACGGGACTGCACTGGCCGAACTTGGATGCTGACGTGTCCGTTGAGGGGCTGATGCAGGGGATTTTTGGCTCGCGAAAGTGGATGGCCCAGCAGATGGGGCGCACCGGCGGATCTTCCCGCAGCGTAGCGAAAGCAACAGCCGCGCGTGAGAACGGAAAGAAAGGCGGCCGTCCACGCAAGACAGCGTGACGCAAAAAGGGGATCATATACTGCTGCAGGTGGCTTCATTGCTCTTGTGCCGCACCCGCAGCCGATTCTATCAGGCGCGCGCGGCAGTGCCGGCAGGAATGATGGAGCCAGAAGCGGCGCTAGGACGGACACCGCCGCTTATGACACCGCGAATGACACAGCTAGTCGCGGAACTGGCGCAGCGGAATGTAAGGCACGCGCCCAGCTTCGCCAAGGCGGCTGGCCCTTTTTCTCGACCATGGCGATATGTTCGCCGCGTCAAGCGTGAGACGGTATTCCTTCGTCTTCTGAGGGCGAGATTTTGAGCTTTCCGATTTGGGAACGCTCAATCAGCCTTCAACGGGCTGGCGTTCTTTGTGGCCCTACACGCTGGGCTCTGGGGTCTTGAGCCGAATCTTTGGTGATCAGTCTTCGGCTCCGCCCGGCAGCCATCCCTCGGTCAACATCTGGTCGGCCGTCCAGATCGGCGCCTCAGGGAAGGCATCGAGTCCAGTCTCGGTGATCGCCTTCGTAAGCCCTTCGCTCCATGCCTCCTCGAGCCAGTCTGGGTCGATCAGCGATGCCTTAAGGCTTGGCGTCCTCTTCAGGGCCAGCCGGATACGTCGCCGCTGCTCGCGGATCGAACCGGACCAAGATGCCGACCGAAATGCCGGCTGATAGAGCCATTTGAGCAGGTGAGTAACCAGCATCGCCATGCGGCTCGCCAATTCGCGCTGCTCGCCCTTGCCCACGTCTTCGATCTCGTCCGCGATATGCTCGATATCGAGCTTGTCGAATTGCCCGGCGCGAATGAGCCGCGCCTGCTCGGCAGCCCATGCGACGATGTCCTGATCGTAGCTGACCGTCATGGTCGTGGTCCCTTGTGTGTCTGACTGGCGCCGTAGTATCGATCACGAGGCGAGTGCGTGGCGGGTCAATGAGCGGCGAAGCTCAGTGACGGTGCCCCCACCGAAGGGCTGCGATGGAGATCAATCCGATAACGATTACGGCGATCGGAGGGCCAAAATCCAATATATCTCTCGGGCTCATTCTTTCAGACTCCGTAAGTTGGTGCGGGCAATAGCATGGGTCGCCAATCCGGCCGTCAGCTTGATCTGCTCATTCTGCGTCAGCTTCGAGGGCTGCGAATCTTTGGGTCGCGGGATCACGCTTCGCCATAACACGGATCACGGAGTGGGTGTGAATCGGCCGCCCTTTTCATTTGACACCCGGTCCGCGAACCATCTATGGTTCTTGACGCCATACTTGCGTCCAGAGCCGTCCTTCGGGGCGGCTTTTTTTGTTGCAGAGGCCAGATGCAAACCCTCCTGCTCGATCGCACGACGTGGGATTTGGTATCTGACGCCAGCGGAAACATAGCGGTCGCGTCGGAACCGTATTCCCTGGCTCAAGACGCGTCGAGCTATGTCCGGACATTCTCCAACGAATGCTGGTTCAACCAGGATCTTGGCATCCCATTCTTCGCCCAGATCCTGGGATATTTGCCGCCGGCGAATCTGGTCCGATCCTACATCATCAGCAATGCGGAGCAGGTGCCTGACGTCGCGTCGGCGCAGTGCTTCTTCACAGCATTCAACGCTCGCGCCCTGAGCGGGCAAATCCAGATCACCAGCGTAACCGGAGCGACCGCGAGTGTCGGGTTCTAGCACGTCCCTAACCACGTCAGTGCCGGACATCACGTTCTCGGCCGCCGGACCCGTAGCCCCCGCGGTAACGGATGTCGTCACAGGGACAGAGAGCGATATCAATGGTGCGTTCGGCGGCACGCTGAACATGGACGACCGGACGCCTCAAGGTCAGCTTGCAGGCTCTCTGGCGGCCATCATCCAGGACAAGAACGGCGCGTTCCTTTCCCTGACCGCTATGGTCGACCCCGCGACATCGTCGGGGATCTGGCAGGATGCTATCGGCCTCATCTACTTCATGACCCGCCTGCCCGCCACGGCCACGACCGTGGCATGCATTTGTGCAGGCGCGCCGGGCACGGTCATCAATCAAGGAACGCTCGCCCAGGATACCTCGGGCAACACATACACCTCGTCTGCTGCGGCAACGATATCGGCATCGGGATCGGTTACCGTCCAGTTCGCTTGCACGACGACCGGTCCGATCCCTTGCGCTTCGGGTGCTATTTCTCTGGCGCAATCCGTGCCAGGATTGACCAGCGTGACGAATCCATCCGAAGGCGTGATCGGGTCTGACGTCGAAGCCGCGCGGCATTCGAAGCGCGCCGGCAGCAGACCGTGGCGGCCAATTCCGCCGGAATGAACGCCTCGGTCTTGGGAAATATCCTCGGCGGCTCCGGCGCGCCTGGCGTGCCTGGCGTCACTGACGCGTACGTGGTCGATAACCCGACGAACGAGGCGCAGACCATCGGTGGCGTCTCTGTGGCCGCCAATTCGCTTTATTGCTGCGTTGCCGGCGGCGCACCATCCGATATCGGCGTCGCGATTATCCAGAAGAAGCCGCCAGGCTGCTCCTACACTGGTGGCACGTCGGTAACCGTCCAAGACCCTAACCCGGTCTACGGAGGCAATGGGCCGAGCTACAATGTGCTCTATGACGTTGCGCAACCGACGCCGATCTACATCAACGTGGTGATCGTGAACTCAACTTCGGTTCCATCCACCGCACTGGAAGATATCCAGGTGGCGGTCATCAATGCCTTCACCGGATCGGATGGTGGCACGCGGGCACGGATCGGCGCGAAACTGCTTGCCAGTCGCTACATGGCCGGCATCATCGCGCTTGGCGCATGGGCACAGGTGGTCGAAATCACGATCGGCCTGGCAGTGAACCCGGTTGGCTTCACGGCCCAACTGAACATCAATCAGGTCCCGACGATCGCTGATGCCAACATAACGATGAGCCTAGCATGACATGGACAATGTCCAGCAGACGATCATCTCGCAATATGCGAATTCACCGACGATCAATGCGCTGATTGAAGCTTGGAACCAGTCGATCGACCCATCGAGCGATATCCAGAACTTCTATGACCTGATTTGGAACGTCCAGACCGCCACCGGGTACGGCCTGGACGTCTGGGGCAGGATCGTCGGTGTGGGGCGGGTGCTCCAGGTCGCGAACACCTCCTACATCGGATTCGCCCAGCAGTCGCCAACCGTCACGACGTTTGGATCTGGTATCCTCTACAGCGGCGGCGCCACCACAGGGAATTACTCCCTGACCGACGATGCCTATCGCCAACTCATCATGGCGAAGGCGGCGGCGAATATCACGAACGGGTCGATCACCTCGATCAATGCCATCCTGGCCATCCTCTTTTCCGGCCGCGGGGCTTGCTACGTCGCAGACAGCGGCAACATGACGATGACCTATGTTTTCGAATTCGTCCTGACGCCCGTCGATGTGTCTGTGGTCGTGACGTCCGGCATCCTGCCCAGGCCCGCGGGCGTGCAGATATCGTACCGCCAGACGGCGACCGGCACCACTCTCGACAATGATTTTTACCTCGACGTCAGTCCCATGTCGTAGGCAGCGATCCCATGAAACAGTCCGACTTCCCGACCAAGATCTCCGTTCCATTCGCGAGCGGAGCGGGAAACGCTTACATCCGCCAGATTCCTACGGCCTCTCAGATCTCCACCGATCCTGGTGCGGCGTCGTTAACGGACGGGTTTCCGCCCCAGACATTCCAGCCCTTAGGCTCGGGCGGAACCCCGCAGGACGGGAGAGACGTCAACGGCATCCTCAACATGACGTCTGCGGTCGATCAGGCATTTTGCGCGGGAAACTGGCCGCAGTTCGATACGGCATTTGCTACGGCGATCGGCGGATATCCGGCGGGCGCGGTGCTCGCCGGGTCGACGCCGGGGCAGTTCTGGGTTTCGACCGCGGACAACAACACGACGGTGCCGGGCGCATCAGGTGCTACTTGGCAGTCATTGTTCGCAGGCCTTCAGCCGGCCCTCGGCTTCACCCCCGTCCAGCAGGGCGGCGGAGCAAATCAAGGATCCAACAAGGTCTATCTTGGATGGGACAACACTGGATCCGGTCGCCTCCGGTATCAGATCGACAATACGGACGAAGAAGATCTCGCCAACTACGCGGATGTGACTGCCGCCCAAGCCGCAGTCAACCCCGGACGCCTGATCGCGACACAGCAATTCACCGCTAGCGGCACCTACACGGCGCCCACCGGCGCAACGGCGAACAGCAAATTCCGAGTTCGCGGCACGGGGGGCGGAGGCGGCGGTTACTACGCCGGCGGCGTACCTGCTGGGCAGGCGAATCCATCTGGTGGCGGCTCGGCCGGGTCTTCGTTCGAGGCCTGGTTCACCTACGCCGAATTGTTCGGCAGCACATCGGCGACGACCGTCCCGGTGACCGTCGGCGCCGGCGGCGGCCAGGCGAGCAATGGCGGACAGACCAGTATTGGCAACGCCGTGATCGCTCCAGGCGGAATCTCCGCGCCGGCGCCCAATAGCAACAGCTCGTCCGTTCTGAGTTCGGGGGCGCCGTCACCCGCATTTTGCTCGTTCCCCGCAGGATCATTCAATTTGGTGGTCAATCTGCCTGGAGCGCCCGGCGGGTTCGGTATTGCGATCGACCCATCCGGCAGCTTTTACGGGTTCTCCGGCTCCGGCGGCTCTGGGCCGTTTGGGCTCGGCGGTAGCTCAGTAGGGACGGGCAGCGCTGGCAACGGGGGTTCCGTCGGTGCGGGGGGATCTGGGGCGTGCCCTACCGTTGCGTCGTCGGGAAACTCTCCAGGGGTCTCCGGCGGGAGCGGGGGCGCAGGGTTTGTCGAGATAGAATGTTACAGCGCGTGAGGCACCCGACATGGCCACAGCAACACAATATGCAGTCTATTACACCACCGAGACTGACGGCGGCGCGGCTGGTTACGTCTGGAACCGCGTGATGTGGGACGGATCGTCCACCTGGGCGCCCCCAGCCGGTAGCGCCGCCGTCGCAGACCCGACCGCCCAATATCCGATCGGCAGCACCTACACGGCGCCTACGTCGTGATTGTCAGAGGCACGACATGATCCGAATCCTCACAGCAACCCTGCTGTGCTGCACCCTGGGCATTGGGGCTGCGCACGCACAGTCCCAGATCGTGCCGTTCGCTCCGGGCACCGTGCTCACGGCGGCGGCGCTCAACACGATGCAGCAGGGCAAGGCAGACCTGTCCGGCCTCACGGCCGAGATCCAGCGTGCAACGGAGGCCGAGGCGGGGCTGGTGCTGCGGCAAGGCGGAGCGTCGACCAATCAGACGTTGACGGCGCCGGCAATTAATGGCGGGACCGTCACTAGCGCAACAATAAGCTCTTCGCCGTCCATTTCCAGCACAACGACCGTCTCAGCGGGTAGCTATGTCACCGAACAATTCATTGTTGTTCCTGATTCTCTGAAGATTCCTGCAGATGGATCGGACGATGCGCCTTCGATCCAACGCGCGATAAACTCAGCCACCAGCCACGGAGGCGGGGTAAGGATTAAATTCCTTCCACGTGTTTACAATATTGCCTCGCAAATTTCTGCGCTTAATCCGGGCGTGTTTGACTGCGTCCCATCGTCTCTCCAGCAGGCAAATGCGCTTGGGGGAGGCACGATATTCAGCATTTCGTCGTCCTTCATTGGCTCTACCGCGTCTCCATTTCTTTTTACAGGATCTGGCGTGATCGGCACCAAGATACGGGGATGCGAGATCTATGAGGGACAGCCTCCATCTGCAAATCCATCGCCCGGGGGCTCGATACCGTCGTGGACGCCGAACAATTATCCGCCCGTCTTTGACGTTGAAACGGTCCCTGGAAGCATCGAGTTCAGTGATTTGACGTGGATGGGCGTGACGAGGGGTATTCATGCTGATTTCTCAGGACGAGTGAGCATATACAATCAGTTCGGGCAAGTTTACATTTATCTCTCCGACATTCATCATTCATATGATGTGGACCGTATCTATAATATACACGAATGGGATTACGTCTCGGGTGGACTAGATGTCTTAAAATACCAACAAACCAATACGAACGTTATACAGCTTGGGCGTGTCGATAGCCCCATGCTGGATAAAATATTCGTATTTGGGGTGGCGTCCGGGGTCAGGACCCTTGCAGACGGATCGGCTGCCGACGCTACCGGCGCGACACGGCCAGGCGGCACAGCAACCAAAGTCCAGATCGGGACGATCGATTGCGACCAGGGATTACGGTGTGTCTGGAATGGTAGTGATGGGGCATCATTCCAGATCGATCAAATGGAAACCCAACATCTCGATCTGACGGCAGCGACGCCGGCGGCTATTGCAAACAGCGGAGATATCGCTCTCGACGGCAGCGCGTTTGTCCAGTTTGGTCGGATTTACACGCAGCACCCTGCTGTCGCGTCCATCGTGTTTAATTCGACGTCAAATTGTAGTGTCGTCCATGGGGGCAGTCTGATCATCGATGATCATGATTTCAACGATGGCACCATGTATGTGACGTCAGGGGCATCGTGCTCAACGGGATCCACGAAGAACGTCATTAACCTGGCTGTGCCCCCCGAGCGCTATTACGGATCTGGATCAGCGCCCGCGACCTATCAAAACGGATCGCCCAACCAGACCCTGACGTGGGCCACTCAGACCGCTAGCCAGAATTGATGCCGCCCACCGGGCGGCTTTTTTATTGGAGGGCCGGATGGCCGACGAGACTGCCGATTATATCCGGCGGCCGGAATTCGACGCGATGCGCGAGGACGTGCGCGACATTGACCGTCAGATCGCAATCCTGAAAAACGAGGTCAGTAGCACGAAGGCGGACCTGCAGGACCTCAAGCAGGGACTGCGAGACCTGCTGGCGGAGGTCAAGAAGAGCCAGTCCCTGCGCGGTATCATCAACGGGGGGTGGGCGGCGGTTGGAACCGGGTTCGCACTTGGTGCGGCCAAGCTGCTGGGGCTGGCGCCATGACCGGTCTGATCAGCGACATCAAGGCCCGCATCATCCTGCCCGTCCTGGCGGCGCTGGCATTACCCGGCGATCCAGTCGCACGCCTGCAACTGGCGACCGGCATCGGCAATGCCGAAACCGGATACCGGACCAAGGTGCAGGAAGGCGGCCCCGCGTTGGGGTTTTGGCAGGTAGAGCCGCGCACTCACGACGACGTCTGGCGCAATTTTCTGGTCGTCGAGCCCCCCTTGAGACAGGTCGTGCTGGGATATCTGCCCGCACGATTTAGAGGGCAGCCGGTCGGCGCCGCGCCGGCAATGATCGAGTCGGACGCTTATGCCGCCGCGATGTCGGCGATCGTGTTTTGGCGCAGCCCCGTGCCCCTTCCGCCGCGCGGCGACGCGGCATCTCAATGCCGAGCGTGGAAGGCCGGCTACAACACGTCCCTCGGCGCCGGTGCGGTCGACCGCGATCGTATCGCACTCTTTCAGCAGGCAATTGACGCATGAACGACTCTGCCTCCCTGGTGGCGACCGTATGGTCGCTGGTCGCGCCGATGCTGCCGCAGCACTGGCAGCAGGCAATTCCGCTGTTCGCGCTCGCGTGTAGCTGCGGCGCTGGCGTGATCCTGCAGATCTGGACGCCCGCCGCGGGCTCGCGACTGACATGGCTGTGGCGGCTGCTGACCTGGCTGAACGCTGCCCGGGGGCGCAATGCCCCGGTCATCCAACCTGGGATCAAGAGCCTTGCGATCCCCGCCGACGCCGATCGCGGCGCCCTGGCAGCTAGGATCGGCCTGGATCCAGGCCAGGCCAACCCGCGCCGACTGTTGCGGTCGCACGGGCTGCCCGGCATGCCGCCGCCCGATCCTGGCTGACTGGACGGATCCGGCGCGCGCGCCTCGTTCATTCAATTCGCACCGCCCCCAGGGCGGTGTTTGCATTTGGAGATCCCCATGAATCTGAAATCTGTCACCGCCCTCGAAACCCTGATCACCGACGTCGCGGGTAAGAGCGAAAGCGCCGCCGTCAAGGCGGACATCGCCATCGCCGGCACGGCCGTGTCCCTGCTGGCGCAGACGCTGGTCCCGCGCCTGGATCCGACGCTCGACCTCAGCGCCGTCGACGCGGCGCTGGCCCGGGTGTTCGGCGGTCTGGCCG